TAGCCTTTGGGTTCTTAGCACCACGCACATATTTTTTAGGTACACCACCTTTTGTTTTAGGTACTTTTGCAAACTTCCTTTTCTTTTTGACTGCCATTGTTTGTCCTTTGTTTGGTGAGGAGTAAAAAATGACACCAATCAAAAATACTCCTCATAATTTTAAATTATTAATTTTTGTTTTTAGGTATGCAAAAAGTTTTGATATAAAGTTTGTCTCCTGCAACTCTTTGGTGCAAGTCCTGCTCTCTGATTTTGTTTGCGTATTCGAGGCAAGTATCAAGGCTATTGAAAAAGACAAGTTCTTCTACCTCTGCACCTACAAGAAACACATACAAAACCCATAGCACTTATTTTCTTGCCATCCAGGCTGTTGTACCCATGTAAGTGCCAACAATACCTGCACCAGATATATAGAGTAGGTTGCTAATGTCAGATAATGCATTAATCTTTTCTACTGGCATAAAAAACATTGCAGCAGTAAATACACCCATGCCAATGAGTGTGTATCTAGCCATTCTAAGTTGTGCAATCTGCTTTCTAAGTTTTGACTCTGTCTCTTTTATTTCTTTGACATGAGATAGTTCTTCATCAGATACTACGCCATCACCATCTTCATCATATTCATTGAACACAGATTTTTTCTGTAACTTTTTTTGGGTCATGTAATAGCTTCCATTCTTTTAGCCAATCTTTCTGCTCTGTTATACACTTGATTATACCAACGGCTGTCTCTCATCTCTTCAGCAGCTTTTGCATAATTTTTATTGACAACATTGTTAATCATTTTTCTAAACTTGCTAAATCTTGGCAGTCCTAAATTAAACATCATATTGGCACAGATTTGTTTGACTTCTTCATCCATGTCATCCCAATCTTCAAAGACCTTTTTACAATCTTTAATGACTGACTTAATGTCTTCTTCAAACAGTTCTGTGCATCTATCTTCATCAACCTGAGTGCCTACAGGTTCATCAAACTCTGGCTCATCTTCTCTGCATAGATGACCAATACCTACAGTTTTCAGTTGCAGATGATCTAAGTACACCTCATACTTTACACCCTCATCAATGATGAGTTGCTGTCTTAGTTTTTCCATGTCCATTTTACTGACCTTGTTGATTATCCTGTGGCTTAGGTAATGTTAGTGTGATAGCCATATTGTTTAAATATTCATTTATGGCAGGAGCAAGTTCACTATCTCTTTCAGCAATGACTCCTAATCTTGCTAACTGAACACCCAACTGATTTGGATTTTTTGTAACAGCCTGTGTTGTACCTTTCAGCCATCTTATAAATTTTGGACTTGTTATTAAGTCTGCCGCTAGAGAAGGTGCTAATGCTATAGTGGTTAATCCTCCTGCACCTGCTAAAGCAACCCCAGAACCTGCACCTCCAAAAACACCATAGCCAACTGCACCGCCTGCTACTAATAATGAGTTTAATGTACTTGCATTTAAAAGCTTTGTTGCAGTTCTTGATATGTTTTCTGACTTTCCTGCTTCATCAACAACATCCATAATTCTTATTAAAGAGTTTATTTCATTTGCTGCTTCTCTATATTTCCCTGCACCAAATAATGCTTGCTTTGCTTTTGGGTTTAGTTTTTTCCAGTTAGTAAGAAAAGTTGCTACTGAAAATGAAGCATCGTCAGGATTAACATTTTTTTTGTAGCCTAATTTACCAAAAATTGTTGCAGCTAAAGCACCTCTTTCTTCAGCATTTAGATTTCGTAATATTGCATTTATTCTTGTTGCACCTGCATCGCTTCCTTGCGTAGCAAAATCATAGACCTGTGAAGGTAACTTTCTTTTATCTATTTCATCAAAAATTTTTCTTACGTTTAGATTATTATTTATTCTAGTATATCTGTCTGCTTTTTGTAGCAAAGCTAAAGCGTTTGGATTGTCAGCTAATTTAACGGCTTCATTCATATCTTTTGTTAATGCTGAATAAATAGATGATAAATATTCATCACCCTCTTTTGCAATTCTTACTTTACCTTTGATTGGCCCTAAGTTTTTTCCTATTTGCGTTCTTATTCCCCTTAATATATCAAGTGGTAGAGCATTATTGTTTGCAGTTGCATCTCTTAATATTCTATTTATCTGATTGATAGCAGGACTAATATCTTGTCCTAATGTGGATGGAGCAAGACTTTTCTGATTACTTAGAAAATCTTTTAATTCTTTAAGGTTTTTTAAATCACTTGTAACATTACCTGCCGCATCATAGGCTGCTCCATACAAAGTGTCTTGTCTGGCTTTAAATTTTTGTCTTGCATTTTGCACAGCATTTTGAATTAAAAAACCTGCTTCTTCACTATCTTTTGAAGCAACTCCATATTTTGCTGAAATTTTTTCTGAAGCATTTTTAATATCATTTAAAAGTCTGTTTCTTTGTTTTATTAAAGTATCAGCAGCAAATGGATTGCCTAATAATACTTCCTCAATATTTGAGATAGATCGTCTGTTGCTTAAAAGTCCAAATGTTGGGTCTATGCCTAATATATTTAAATCATCAATTATTTGTGATGGTTTAATACCAGATACCATTTGTCCACCACTTTTGATTATGCCTCTTATTGCATCAATACCAACATCAGCAATTTGTCCTACACCATATTCAGTAGCAATATTTGTAGCTGACCTTTTTGTTTCATTAATAAAACCTCTATTAGGAATATTTACACCTGATGTTAAATCTACAAGCACGTCATAACCTCTAGCGGCAATTTCAGACCCTAACGCTGCACCTGCAGGCACAGTATATATTTCTTCTGGTGTTGCCATCTGTGGCCCTAGTTGACCACCAATTATTGCTGTTGAACCTCCTACAATCCCACCTAAAGCTGATGCAACATCACGCCCTCTTTCTTCAATGTCTCCTGTATCTACAAATGGAAACTTACCTCTAAAAAAACCAGGCTTATTGTATATTTCTAGTTTGCCATTATCAACATAAAAGAAATTATCTCTGCCAACATCATCTAGTGTTACACCTAACACTTCAGGAATAGTTGGGTTTTTATTAAACAATTCTTCTGCTGTTTGTGCTTGTGGATAAAACTGTTTTAATACTTCTAATTTTTTTTCTGGTGGTGCTTGCCCAACAGCCCTTCTTACAGAAAATGGTGAACCTTGCATATTTTTAAAATTAAGTTCCATATTTAAAACTCTACTTGCATTGAATTATTTTGTGATGCTTTTGCTTTTTCTGGTAATGCAAGAGTCTTTACATCTCCTAAATCTCTACCTTTCTTAAAAGCATCAAAACCAGAATTTATTTCTCTTATCAACCTTGCTACTCTATCTCTCATTGTATCTTCTCTTGTTGTAAGACCTGGAAAAACTTGATTTGAATAATTTGCAATTTCTGATTCATTGGCAGTTGCACCTGTTCTTTTTCTTAATCTCAAATCAATCAAATTCATAAGAGCATTATTAAGTCTTTGTGCTTCACTACCTGCCAAAGCTTGACCAACCTCTGAACCTGCTGCAACTGATGTAATTTTATCAAACTCACCATTATAAAGATCGCCATTAAACATGATATCTATTACTGTTTGTATATCAGCAGCAGCACTAGCATAATCAGAAACATAACTTGCTTCTTGCTGTGTCAGTTTTTGCACCTTTTTGCCAAGAACCTCTGAACCAGATTGTTGACCATCCTGTTGTTGTGCTTGATCTGTAGTTTGAGTTGTTGTTGTAGTCAATTGACCACCTTGTAAAAAATTAAGTGCATCAAAGCCAGGATCTTTTATTTGTTGAGATGATCCATCAGGGTTTTGTGTTGTATAAACTCTTGGTCTTTTAAGTTGCTCATTGAGAAAATTCATCTCCTGTGTTTCAGTGTCTGTTCTGTTAGGTTTGTTAAAAAGTGCTAAAACTCTGTTGCCTGCTAAAGCCTGAAATGATGAACCTAATGGCTGTGGTGGTCTACCTTGCTGTACTAAACTCAAACCGCCTTTTGCATCTTGTTGATATACTTGACCTTGTGAAGTATCTAAACCTAATGAATTAGCAGTAGCAGTTGTTAATTGTGTTGTTCTTCCTAAGTTTGCTTTAGCACCTATTTGTTGCAATGCTGACTCTTGTGCAACTCCTGCTGTAATTGCCGCTTCAGGGTTAAATTGTGCTAATGCCGCCAAAGCAGGATTATTCTCTAAATTAAGATTTTGTAAGGCTGAAGTTAAATTTTCCTGTCTAGTTGTCTCCTGCCCCTCTAATCTATCTAATGCCCTCTTCTGTAACATCGCACCTACAAGACTCTGTGACA